CGCACGTATCTGTACTGGCGTACCGTCGTCGTAAATCGCAGAACGCAGTGCCTCAGCACGACGCGATCGAGATACGTGGCCACCCAGCGCAAGTGGGCCCAAAAGCATGGTCAGACCCAGACCGCCGAGAGCGGACGACTTCGCAATCGCGCCGATATCTTCTGGAGCAGCTCCGTAGGCCTCTTCAATCTTGGCAGTACCAACGTCCTGTGCAACTTCGGTGGCCGGCTGCACCAGCGCATTGATGCCCATACCCTTGGCAAACGGCTTCAGGATCGACGTATCCGTCATCCGTGAAGCTACACCTGCGGTAGTTCCACCGAGGCCTACCAGGGGCTTGGCTGCCCTGAATGCGCCCATACCAACAGCTGTGGCTGCGCCTTCCAGCGGACCTTGGACAATACCGACACGGCGTGCAGCCGCCAGTGCGTCTTCTTCAGATGCGCCTTGAGCTATGAGCTTCTCGTAGGTATCCTGAGCACTGGAAGTTCCGAACTGAGCTGCAGCCACTGCTGGTGCAATAAACTGGCCACCGGGCACTAACCCAGCAGCGATAGCCGGAACCATAGGGCCAATAGCCCGTCCGCCGGTTACCAGTGCTTGACCAACCAAACCCCTACCACGAAGGTCAGGAGTCCAGCCAGGTTCGCGATCTTCTGCGCCCTTGACCAGCGATTCACCAATATCGTACAGGCCAGCACCCGGCTTGGAAATGTACTTGGCACTCTGGCCAATCATGCGCGGTAGGTCTACAGCAACACCAGCACCGATCTGACGGGCTGTTTCATACGCTGTTCCACGAGGGGCCACACCGAGCGTGGTGGCCAGCTTCTCGTATGGGGTTCCTGTCAGCCTAGAGACTTCACCTAGAAGTTCCGCATCACTTGCATTGCTTAGATCAGGGAACGCTTGGCGAATTTTGTCTAGTGCTGACATGGAGACCTCATGGTGTTCATTTACCGTGCGGGTATCGATAGCCCGCGCAAACGCTCCTCTTTAGTCGTGAAGGGTCGCGCATACGGTTGTGGGGGGACTATAACATTGCCGACGTCTAAAAGCTGCTGTCCTACAGGAGTTGCTACCGTAAGTGCCCCTGGTTTTTTGGGTACCGCAGCGGGCGTTTTGCCGCGTGCTGCCTGCATATCCAGAATCAACTGGTCCACGGCGCTGACGTATGGCTGACCGGAAAGTTCTGCCTGCGCTATTTGGATAGCCTTCTGCGGAGATATCGGCTTGGTAGGGTCGTCGGGGTCCATCATCCCGCCCTCAACCATAAGTTTGGCACGAGCATTTACGTCAGCTGCAGTGAACTCACGAGGCTTGTTAGCCAGCCCAGCCAGAATTCCCTTTTCGTCTTCTGTAGGTTCGCGGCCATAGACTTCCTTGAAGTCGGCTACTTTCTGTTTGAGGCCGGGTTTTTCGCCTTGCTTTCTGTAGTAGTCGGCTTGCGCACCTTTCAACCCCACACCAGCAGCGCTTTCGGCTGCTTGTGCCTCAGCCTGCCTGATCTGTGCAAGAGTCTTCAGCGTACCCAAAGTGTCACCGGTGATGCGACCTTCTACGGTGCCAATCAGCGCATCCAAGGATTTGTGGGCACCGTAGTCTTGCATCTCTTTACCGTCATACATGACGACAAAACCACGTTTGGTCTGCACAATTTCAGGAGTTTTGTTGTCCGTTTTGTCCGGATCAAACTTATCCGTTAGGAACTTGTTCAGCGTGGGGACACCACCAGTTGCGGCTTTGGCCAAGTCGCGCCTCAGATTGGCAATTTCTGCATCCCCTGACTGCTTGGTGTAGCCGAGTTGAGCGATCTCGCTCTGCAGCAATGTATCGTAGTTGCCGCCATTTCTCTTGGCGATCTCAGCAAGAGTTTGGCTGTTTATTGGTTTGCCTGCAGCACGCAATTCCGCCAGGGCTTTCCTGGCGTCGTCGTTACCTTTTTCTAAAGCCGCTTTTCGTTGTGCTTCAGTTATCTGGAGACCAGTCAGTGTCTGGCTTGTCTCGAAACCTTTTTGGGCTCGACCCTCAGCAGTCACGGCACGCTTCTCAGCCTCGATCGCTCGCTGCTGGTCATACGCTCGGGCTTCCAATTCATCGGCTCGCGTCACGTCGCCATATTGGCGGTACACGCCGGCAAGGCCTTCGGCACGCAGGGGCGCTGCAGCTTGGCGGGCTTCTTGTCGAGAGGCGTAATTCGTCGGCCCACTGGCCACTGAGTAGTCTGGAGCAGTTAGACCTTGGCGGCGCTGCAGTTCTGCCAGAGCTGGTGCGTACTGAGCCTGGGCTTCCTCTGGGGACATGCCACCCTGAATCGCCTGCTGTTGGAGGCCTTGAACCTGCTCGATGTTCTGCTGTAATTCGGGACCGTAGGCACCCTGAGTTACGTCGTATCGGGCTGACTCTTGGGCTAAATCGTATGCTCGTTTGGCACCGGCAATGCTTTCAAGGCCTTTGCCAAGATTGTTCCAATTCAGGCGCATATTAAACCTCCACCATTTCCACACCAATCATGGCGTAGTTGACTGACTTGTAACCGTGAGCACCTGTTGAAACCGCTTCTGGCATGACTGCCTCGACCTCATCGGCCATGACACCACGGAATGTCTTACCCGGCAAGAACTTGTACTCGTAGTCATAGAGGTTAAATCCAGATTCTGGGTCTACACCTGCGAATTCGATGTTAGTTTTCAGTCGACGATCCGAAAACGCCGTATACATAGCGGCTCCGCCACTAAGTAATCCGCCAATGTCCATTCCTTGGTTCGATAAACCTGCGTTGTATGAACTGGTCTGCGAATTTAGGATATTGCCGTACGTCTGACCAGCTTGGCCAAGCCCCTGCATATACTGATTGCCAGGAGCCATGGCTGTATTGGCACCGGATGTACCAGCGCCGGTAGCACCCTGGTATGCTGCAGTGGAGGCACCAGCGAGATTACGCCCAAGGCCGGCAGCGTCCATCCTACGGGCCCAGCCCATCTGTTCAGCTTGGGTGCGAGCGCCAGTCATTGCGTTGGCACGCTGCGCTGCAAGGCCGAGAATTCCCTGCTGCTGAAGAGCCTGTGCTGCACCAGAGTTCGGATTGACACCACGGGCTGCGCTTGCGCGAGATGCGGCATCTTGTGCGACACCAAACGCCCGACCTGTTGCGGCAGCAGCATCACGGGCCAACTGCTCACGATAGCCTTCAGTGCTAAACTTTTGGGCATCAGCAACAAGACCTTGTTCCACTGGTCGGAATGTACCAACCTGGTAGTCGTAGTAATCCTTGGCCTGCTGCATCTGTTGCTGCTGGGCATCCATTTGGGCTTGAGCTACGCGCTCAAGCAGCGGTTTCATTTCGCCGTACTGCTGCTTGGCAAACGAGAGTTGCTCTTTTCCAAGAGCCTCCATGCCGCTATAGTCTGGCGGCGGTGCGGAGTTACTGTCACAGCACATAGAATGCCCCTTCGATTGTTTCCATCAAAAAACACTTGCTTTTGATGCTAGGATTGTATAGCTCGGGCGTCATTGTGTCGCTACCATAGCTGCTGTACGCGCAACGGCTTCTTCCGTCAGGTTCTTTTCATACGCCGCGAAGTCTTCGCTGGTCCACCGCTCTCGAACAATCGGAGTCACGTGGAGAAGCCAGTCCCGACCGCCCACCAAGTAGGCGCACTGCAGCAAGATGTTGATGTAGTCCGATCGGGCGATGAATGCGATCTGCAGACGCTTCTCGGTAGGGTTGCGCTCAAACTCCGTTGAGGCCATCCAGTTGGCGATCGCCGTGGTCAGTACAGGCTTCAGTGCATAAAAATTCTGCTGGTAGAACTGACTGCTCGGTAGGTCGATCAACGCAGTCCACATGGCCGCGTTGATCTCGGAATCGGTCAAGTCTTTGTCGCGGTCGACCAAGTCGTCCCAGAAATGTAGGATGCGGTGCATCAGCATAAAGAACTCGATTGCGCCCTCGTCGTGGCGCAGCACCTGTTTGATGTCGTCTAGCATCGCTGGATTATGCCTGCGGAGGCGTTGGCCAAATGATATTGAACGGGTCTGTCTGAAGAGTAACGTCTCTCAGTGCCTGCCTGTAGACCGCCCACAGCTCTTTGGTTGTAATCGGAACATCAGGTAGCTGAGTCCAGTCAGATTCTTGGAGCTTGGCGTCCCGTTTGCTTCGGATCACGTCCCATGCGTAGGCTGCACTTGGTTCCCACTGTCTCGTGGTCCAGTTGAACGTGTAGAGCTCTCCCGGGGATGTTGGTATTTTTACTGGAGCCGTACCGTCGTAGTAGGTATCGTGTTCAAAGTACCCCTCCACCATTACCCCACCTTCGGGCACCCCCTCTTGCATTTCAGCGCTGTCGAAGCCGTCAGCACTTCCAGCAAATCGCCCAAGGCTATCAAAATAGGTCACTCGCATATTTTGTTACTTGTAGGTTACCAGTAAAAGACCTTGACCAGTAAATGCCAAACCTGCGCCTGACTGCACATAAGTCCACGAAGAATATCCGCCAAATGTGTGCGTGCCAGCGCCTAGGTATGCTCTAGCCATTCTTACCAGTGTTATTCCAGCAAGGCTTCCAGTGGTGCTAGTACCCCCATAGGTAACTCCATCTATATGTATATTCGTAGTGGCAAGCTCATCGCCACTAAATTTTCCAAAAGCGTTACTAATTAGTATGTAGTGCACAATCGCGGGGTACGCCAGCGTAAACGACTGCGAATACGTTTGTGAACTATTTTCACCGTAAAAAGACCATTCTCGCTGGTACACGGCGCTCACGGCACCCCCAGCTATAGCGGGTGTGTTTACAGTCCCAGCAGATAGAGTCCCGGAGAACGTAGCTGACCCATTTACGATATTAAATCCAGGTGCGTATACGTTTCCGTCGTATGTAACCTGAAAGTATTTACTGTTGTTTGCGTTTCCGAGCAGTAGCCCGCTAGGCCCGAGGTAAAAGCCGTAGTTGTTGATTGCCGGCCAAGCGTATCCTGTAAAACTGCCGCCGGTTACCTGGCCTCTGAAGTTTCCGTTGGCCGAGCTTATGTCTCCGGAAAACGTGCCTGCCGTGGCGTAAACTGTTCCTCTAACGATTGCATTTGAAAATTCAGCCGTGCCGTTAGCCGCTATATTGAACCCTTGCGATCCAGCTACGTAGTTGCTCGACCGTATATATGAGCCAGTTTTAAGAGACCCTGCGGACAGCTTATTTACGGCTAGGTCGGATATCTTGGCGCTGTCCACAGCCAGATCAGCAATCTTGGCGTTCGTAATGGTCGCGTCGTGTATGTACGCAGCCTTCATGTAAGCGCCGGCAGGAACGCTAACTCCACCGATCGTCGTAGGAGACGTCAAGTAAAAGAACGGAGAACCGTCCACTGACGCGGGATTGGTGGCTACAGGCGCAATGCTGAACTTGTCCGCAACGATAGCGAACTCACTGAAGGGCGTAGCATTGTTGGCGGTGGAAGCCAACCCGAACCCAGACACATATCCATTGACATCGACTTTTACGGTGTACTTGGCCAGTAGCCCGGTAACAGATGATGCTGTGGCGCTGCTCTCAGTTTTTACTGCAGCATAATCCCCCGTGTCCAGTCGAGCAGCCAGTGTGCTGACGTCACTTGCGATTGCAGTATCTGCGTTGGCTCGCGCCGTCTGCTCTGCGATAATTGCAGCAGTGTTGCCTGAAACCGTAGCGGCCAGCGTTGTGCGTGCAGTAACCTCCGCAGCCAGACCAGTATTCAGTGTTGCTATGTCGACGGAGTGCGCAGCGACTGCATCGGCCACGGATGTGTAATCGCCGATCTTTTCCCAGTAGGTCGTATTCGTGGGTAGATTGCCTGTAGTCGACTGGGTTGCTCGGTAGATACTCCCGGAATACTGAACAACGTCATTGGTGCTGTACGTCGTAGCGTTGTCGTACACCGGAGTGTTGCTCAAGTCGTCAATCTGGCTCTGCAGAATCGACAGCTGATATGGAACGGTTCCAACGGTAGACGACGAACCATCAATCAGGTCTATGCGAGAGTTCAACGATGCGGACAGCTGCGACGTTGTAAGCTGATTATTAAGTACAGACAGTAGGTAACTGACTTCGGGCCCCGTTGTAGCTACGGTCCCACTCAACGCGTTGTACGCACTTTTTTCATCAAGGGTGTTTACAAATCGTACCCAGTAGTAGCGGGTTACGCCAGGGCCAACAGCGTCCGTAAAAATAGAACCCGGAGCCATACCGACGAGCACAGCGGTCCCAATGCTATCGGTGGCTGAGCCCCATATTTCAGCGTAGGCATGGCCGTAGTACGCCGGATCACCCCACTCCACCATAATGTTTTTGATGGCCGCTGTTGCTGTCACACCAGTCGGTGCGGGCGGAGGGAAAATTAGTGGGTCGTTGCCAGTTATTCCAGCGGATATGTTGCCGTTGTTGTCTACAGCCAATACCCCGGCAGATTTGAGATCGTCGACAGATAACAGTCTGTCTGTGCCCTTAGACCCGAGCATGTCTCGAACGCGGTCGATAAACGTGCGCAAGTCCCTTGGTATGTTCGATACGACGGTTGGTAACTTGCTAGACATTTCGTAGCTCCTCGACAGCCTGAGCTACAGCCACAGAAAAAATCTCCGTATTCCCTTCAACCTGTACCTCCCAGTCGCGACCAATAACCACTGGCAGTCGGAACGGCATGCGGTCAGTTACGGTCTTCGTGTACTTAGGCGTCGTTGAATCGTCCGCGTAAAACTTCGCAGTAACTGGGTACGCCTCAGCCTCTATTTGCGCCGTCGAGAACCCGGTCTGCTTCGGCATGGTGAACTTCTTCGATCGCCACACAAAACTCTTAGCGCTCCCGGCCTGCCACACTTTGACGCTTCTATCTGCAAAAGATAGGAACAGCTTGTCATTTACGAGGTCTGAATACCCAGCCGTGGCATAGATGTCGTGAACAACCAACTGGCCGGTAGTGGTGTCAAATATGAACCCACCACTCGTGGTCCCATTGTTGTAAAACGCGACGTACTTCAGATCGTGTATGTAAGCGTGGATCGAGTCCGGTTTGAAATAGGCCTGCCACTGCGCTCGCGTGAAGTAGTTCTCCGTCACGATCTTGGACCCACTAGGAGTCAGCATAACCAGGCCATCAGGACTGGCGTACATAACGAATCCACTGGAGCTTACGATGCTCTGCTTCGACGCACAGGCCTGCTCCAAGTCAGACTTGACGACCACCATGGAGTCTGGGTGAGAGCCTTGTATGAAGTACGGTGTTCCAGTCGTCAGAGCGACCAGCGTAGTATCGGTGCGTCCCAGACCGACAACAGGGTAATCCAGAGACTGCATGTACTGCACCGGCCATGCGTGTGGGTGGTAGGGATCGCATAGATACACATCACGTCCGGTAAATCCAGCCATAACACCGCCGGGTAGGTTCGTCAGGCCTTTCAACGAATCTGGGGGTGGCAGCCATGTAAGGCTCGGCAGTTCTTCACCTAGGTCTTCTGCGACGACGGTGTCTGAATACGACGAAGTGGCCACAGTGATCTCGGCCACGAATAGATACGTCCCAGATGTCGCACGGTATATGCGCCTGTGCGTCGCGACAATGCCCCCCGGGAGCGATGCGAAACTCCCTATGCTGGCGGTTTCTCCGATCTGAATGTCGATGCTCATCGATGCAGGTGCTGGTGCGGATTCAAAGTCGTACCCCGACTCTTTGTTGACCAGCGTGTACGTATAAACACGCGTCTCTGGAAGGTCTGTGCCTGTCGCGGTTCCAGACTTGGATACGATAGCGGCAGAAGTTGGGGCTGGCATACCAAGAGACCTCGACACCGTCGGGTAATCGCTGCCGGACAAGGCTATGCTTGCATACGTTGCTTTTGGCGCTCCGTCCCCAGTATAGAACGTCCACTCAGCGGTATCTCCTGATATCTGGCTACGACATACGTCAACGTCCGTAGTCCAGTGAAACCAGTATTGCGACTCCGATATCAGGTTCTGCCCAAACCGGTAAATGGTCAAAGGCGTACCCAATTTTGTGAGCGTAGCAGCGCTAGAACCGACATTGGCTAAAGGTTGAATTGGCCCATTGAACACCGTGCAGTTCAAGGCTACCTGGGCCTGTGTATCTGCCAAGTACCGAGGTGGGAGTTTCGGAGATATACCACCGAAACTCTTGAGTGTTAGAGCCGACATTCAGTTATCCTTTTAGTTGCCCCGGCGATTGTGCCAGCAACTCGCTCTTTATGGCCGAGCCATTGGTTGTGCCGTACCAGTAACTGAGTACTAGCATGGCCACAGCGTCCATGAGGCCGAGCACACGCCCAACGACAAGCGGGTCTGCAGCAGGCGGAACCTTAGCGAACAGCACGGCCACCTCGCATCCCAGAGTGATGATGAGCAGGAAGATGCTCAGGCCGAACAGCATGCGTTGAGTGCCGCCGGACACATTGGCCTGACGGGCGGAGTCCCGGTCCTTGAAGCTCAGTTCAGCGTACTTGAAGCCGCGTTCTTTTTCATCAGCCTGATACTTCAGTTCGAGTTCACGCAGCTTGCCGGCCTGCTCAGGAGTCATCTGCCCCCTAGCAATCACATCATTGATCTTGTCCTTGGTGGCATCGGTCAGACCGAGCACATCACCCACAGCGGCTACAGCCACACCGCCAAACGGCCCAAATAGGGCCGATGCTACCGTGGGAGCAATGCTTTTGATCGTCGCCAGCCAGTCCATATCAGGCTCCTTTAATCCCGGGGACATAGCCGCTACCGTTGACGGTCAGCACCCGGTTGATGATCTTGTCCGGTGTCCGGGTCGAAACGTGCACCCAGGTGAATTCGTAGATGATCTGCCCGATACCCAGCACCGACATCATGGGCACCAGTGACTTGCAGATTTCCAATGGCGTGCCGAAAGCTGGGGCTCGGAAGTCGCACGCCGCCGCTTTTAGGTGGTCAGATGTGCCGGAAGAACCGACAGCTCGATTCAGGTCTGGGCAGCGATACCCACTTGTGATCTGGATGGGCACACCGAGGTGTGCTCGAATTTTTTCCATCATCTCCGCCGTCACCCGGGCCGCGCCAATCAGTTCTGTCGGCAGTCCGTTGTCAAAGCCCCTACGCGACGCTGTGTCGCTGGCCGTGAACTCTTGCAGGGTGAAGTGAGGTGAGAGGTTCATTTGAATCCGTGGTTGCGCAGGTAGTCCATAAACAGATAGCCGATACCCACTATGCCCGACCACACCAGGCCGGCCAGGGATTTTTCAATCACGGCATCTCTGAACTTGATCCGCTTGGCCTGCGCCTCTATGGCAATTCGCACCCACCGTTGTTCTTCTTCATTCAGGCAGTGTTGGACAGGCTGCTGTGGAATCTTGGAAGCGATGGCCTCGACGATGGCTGTAACGAGTTTCTCGTCTAGCTGCTGACGCCTGTCAGGTCCACTGTATGAATCGGCCATGGTGGTATGGGGTTGCTGGGTTAGAGTTTACGCCCTGAGCATGGCCAACACGTCCGCAATGGAAACGCTGAGTCCGTACCGATGCGCTATGAAATACGCGAACACCTCGCGCCTATCGTCAGTGTAATGCTTGGCCTGCTCTCTGTACGCCTCCACCTCAGCTTGAAGGCGGTACTCTTTCGAAGTAGCGTACATGATCGGATGAAATCCGAAAGTGCGAAACCACTGCTTGACGTGCACCAGCTCATGCTGGTACATGCCCTCATCACCCTTGTACTTCTTCAGTAGTCGGATGATGGGCCCGTTGGCGCGACCGCCAACACCTTCAGGGAGGTCGTCAACGTAAAACACCAACGGGTAGCGCACGGTATCAGCCCCAGACGCGGTAACGCACTGTAGGCGTCACGATGTAGGGCGTCAGAGCACTGGTATCTTCATCGGGCAGTGCAAACACATTGACTGCATAGCCCGGCAAAGCAATCGCATGGCCTTCTGGATCAGGATTGGGCTCATACACCGTAGGAATGATGTCAATGTTCTTGTAGTTGGGAGTCACTGAAGCCTCCACCACTACAGCCCCGTCAACATCAGTTACTTGGTCTACTGTGGTGTACAGCACAGAGTCAGCAGTTGCTTTGTCTGGAAAAGATAGGCAAATGTCGGTCAT